GAAAATGTTGATATTGAAAAATTACCAATTATTGATATTGAATACTATTTTATTAATCTACGTGCCAAATCGGTTGGTGAAGTTGTTGAATCACGTTATAAATGTAACAACGAGGTAGAAGGTAAAGTATGTGGTAATATCATGGAAAAAGATATTGATTTAACTCAAGTTAAAGTTAAATTTAATGAAGAAATCAGTCCAGAGATCCAACTCACACCCACTATTTCTGTTAAGATGAAGTACCCTGAGTTTGGTATTGTAAAAGATTCGTTAAAGTACGATGATATTAACCAAATAACTTTCAATATGATTGCTGAAAGTATTGAATACATTTATGATGGTGACCAATTCTATTATGGCCATGAAGCACAACCTGGTGAAATGATAGAGTTTGTAGAAGGCATGAACCAAGAACAGTTTTCTAAATTAGAAAAGTTTTTTGAAAATCTACCAAAATTAGAAGAAACGATTAACATCAAATGTAGTAAGTGTGGTTTTGACCACACGATTGAGGTGGAAGGGTTAGAAAATTTTTTCGGTTAATACTTCGTTATGACAATTTGAGAAATTATTATAAAACTAATTTTAGTTTAATGCAGCACCACAAATATAGCTTGACCGAACTTGAAAACATGATACCTTGGGAAAGAGATATTTACATCGCTATGTTGATTCAGTATATTGAAGAAGAAAACCAAAAGATACGAGAAAGACAAAAGAGATAGTAAATGGAGTACCAAGAAGCCAAAAACCTAAGAGGTAAAAAATTTACCGACCTAATGACCGAGAAACTATTAGAAGGTCAGGGGGTCGGTTCTTCTTTGGGTAAAACCATTTCTGAAAAAACAAAAGCCAAAGTAACGGGTATTAAAGAAGCTTTTGATCCAATGAATATTGCCAAGAAATTAACATTTGGTAGTAATCTAGCACCTGCAATTTACGGTGCGTTATTTGGTCGCAGTGAAGAAGATATGAGATACTTTGCTGGTAAAGGTGCCAAAACAAAAAAACAAAAAGATGATGTAACAAAAACACCAGAAAAGGTGGAATCTGGTGATGATGATATGGCAGTTCAAGTTCTTGGATTAATCTACCGTTTAATGAAACGTGATGAAGATGATAAAAGATTAGATTTAGAAGAGGCTAGAAATAAATTAGAAGAACAAGAAGATGAAGAAAATACTCGTAATAAAGAGTTAATTGAAGCCATTACGGGTAGAAAAATAAAAAAACCACCAAAAAGAAAAACAAAAGAGTTTGGTGAAAAGAAAGATGAAGTTCCCGAACAAGAAACACCAACAGAAAAACCTGCCGTATTTCGACCATCACCAAAAAGATTTTCTACAACAGAAAAAGCACCTCGATTTTCAACAGGTGGTCGGCCAAATGTACCCACAGCTAGACCATCAACTTCTTCTCTTGCAACACCAAGTGCGGCAAGAGTACTTACTGGTATAACTCTTGGTACTGGATTATTAGCAACTGCTTCATCCGTTGTCGCTAAAGAAGAAGGTTTACCTAGAAAGGGTAAAGCATATTGGGATCCGCCAGGTCAAACAAATTTAGTTTCTATTGGTTATGGTCATCAAATTAAAGCAGATGAATATAAACAAGGATTTATATTGGCAGGCGATGAAAAAATACCTTTATCTGGTAACAAAGGTATTGACACCGTTCTTAATCCTGAACAAGCACAAAAATTATTACAACAAGATTTACCAAAGTATCAAAATGCTGCTGCCGGCCCATTAGGCGATTCTTGGAATAAATTAAATGATGTACAAAAGGCAGCATTGATATCATATGCATATAATACAGGCAGTACACAAAGTTTAGTAAGAGCAGGTATTAAAGATGCCATTGATAGTGGCAATACTGCTGCAGCTGCAGCAATTATACGAGATAGAGGTATTAAAACAGCCGGTGGAAATTATAACAAACAACTTGACGATAGAAGGCATAGAGAAGCCGCTTTATTTGAATCACAACCATCGAGTGAAACACCAAAAGCTAGTTCTGTGCCGCCTGCACCAACTGCCGGTTCTCAAATAGATTCTTCTTCTAAAGAGAATAAAGATTTAAAAGAAAGTTTAAATAAAACAAAATCAAATCAATCTACAGTAAATAATACATACTCTGAAACACAATCAAAACAAACACCAAAAACACAAAAAGTTGAAGATGATACAAATCCATATCTTAGAAAAAAAGGTTAAATTAAATGGCTAAAATGGGATACGCAGAAGCCAAAAATATTAGAGGTCAATCATTTAGTTCAATGATGACCAATAAATTACTTGGTGGCGAAGGAGTTGGTTCATCATTAAAAGCAACCATCTCTGAAAAAACAAAAGCTAAAATGACGGGTATTAAAGAAACATTTGACCCAATGAATATTGCCAAGTTTATGACTGGTGGTTCTAAATTAGGTGCTGCGATTGCAGGTAAAGTATTAGGTAGAAGCCAAGAAGATATGCAATATTTTGCTGGTGGTGGAAAAGGTTCTACTGCCACAAAAATAGATAGTTTAGAAAAAGACAATGCACTGGTTGAAATGTTATTGAAAATTTATACTTTTATGAAAGATACTAGTGACACTCATAAAAAAGATAAAGAAAAAGAAAACAACAGAAAAGAAGAAATTGAATTAGAAAAAGAAAGACGGCATAAAGAGTTGATTAAAGCACTTAGTGGTGGTAAAGATGGTTCTGAAACTGCTACGGCTGAAAAGATTCAAAACGATACGGGCATGGGTTTGGGTGGTATATTAGGATCAATTTTAGGTGCTTTTGGTGGTGGAATATCAGCATTAAGTATGATTGCTAATATTGGTAAATTTTTTGTTGGGCCTGTTGGTGGCGTTTTATTAGGTGCTGCTAGTTTAGGTGCTTTGTTTTATGCTATGAGTAAAGCAAGTCCGGAAGCACACGCTGAAGCCTCCAAAGTACAAGGTGCGGCTGATGTTTCTTCTGAAGGAAAAGCAATTACTGATGTGGCAGAAAATACCACAAATGTTGAACTTAGAAAACAAAACATTCTTGCTGATAGACCTAAATCCAAAAAATCATATTTGCCTTGGAAAGATCCAGAATTACAACAAAAATATTTGGAAGAAATTGGTTGGGATAATACAACGGGTTTAACTCAAAAAGAGCGTGATGCAGGTTTTACAGGACTTGATGATAAAGGTAAACCAATTAAAAAAACTGCAACTGAAATGCAGGTTGAAACCTCCGTTACCCCAGCAGGACCTACAGCTACACCAGTATCAAATCAATCTAGTACGGCAGGACAAACATCTGATGGAGCAACACCGGCATCCACTACAACTCCTGCACCAACACCTACATCTACACCAACAGTAATGGCGGAATCACCAACAAACGCTGGACAAAAATTAAATGCGGTACAGAATGAAAATTTAGATATGAAGGTCAAAGAAAAAACAGACCAAGGTGTGAATGTTGTTAAGAATAACACCATTAAGAAATCAATGCAGACAGTTGATACAAAAGGCCCATTACCATCCGTAAGAAACATGGAACAAACGTTCCAAAAAATGATACTTGATAGTACGAGAGTAGTATAAAAAAGAAACCCACCTTTCGGTGGGTTTTTATTACTTGTTGTTACTTAGAATTAAAATGCACGTGAATATGTTAATTCAACACCGTTAGAATTAAAGTCGCCACGTTTTACCAAATAGCGAGCACCAATTTCATCTTTCTTAGTCAAAGCATAATCTGCTCCAACCTTCCAAGTACGTGTTTGATACGCATAAGTGTCATTAAATGAATTACGGTATCTCCATGCTGCTGCTAGAGAAAGGTCTTTTGTCAAACCATATGATGCTTTAGGTTCGATTGTATAATATGCAAAAGTCTGTGAAGTACCAGCAGAATTGTACACACCATTGACCATTTCACCAACACTTACACGAGCGCCGGCTTTAACACCATAACCAATTTCCCACATTTTTTGAACACGAGCCTCAATTTGATTTTCAAGTGGGTTATTGCTACCCTTAACTTGGCCATCATCTTTGCTGCCAGCAAACATAATATCGGCTTTTACACCGTTATCAAATTTGATGTATGGTGCAACTTTAATGGTATTTGACATTGTATTAGGTGACTGTGTGCCACGTTCACGTTCAAACTCCATTGTTACACCTTGTGCAAATACAGATGTTGTGATTGTTAATGCTAGAATAGTTAAAACCTTTTTCATTCTTATTTCCTTATAAAACAAATGTGAATAGTGCGCCAACTGATAACAGTATAGCACCCCAAAGTCCTAGTGCCTTATAATATGTTGTGAGTGGTGTACCAAAGTAACGGTTACCAATCATAACACACTTATGCGTTGGACTTAATAGATAGCCAGTAAAGTCAATGGCAAAGAACCATAAAAAATATTCTACACCAAATACTTGTGCCATTAAAACAGCAACAGCAATAAACTTACCTGAACTACCCATGAGGAAACTTACAACAAAACCAATAACAGAGATTGCTAACATACCCGTAAATGTGTGAGGATCTAATCCTACACTTTTGATTGTAGATAGAAATTCATTGTTATAAGATTTAAAGTAGTTACCTAAGATAATGACTGCACCAACCCAAGCCAATACATCCCAACGAACATAGGACAATAATTTCTTAATGTTCCATTGTTGTGTGATGAATACATAATATAGAGTTAATAAACCAAAAATTGGAAACACATGTTCTTCGCCGCCACCCCAAATGTAAACGCCAAGGGCGATAAACATTGGAAGTACGTTTCGTAGAACCGCACTCAATTTAAAATTTCCCGGTGTAATAACGAGTTCTTCATCTTTAACTTGTGTCCAAATATACAAGCTAATGAATAACAAACTAGCAATTAACAACGGGGCAACTAGGCCAATAAAAGCACTATAAGTTAATCCAAATGCTGCAATAGGTAGAATTACGGTTTTCTCTAACGGTGACCACATATAATAGTGGTGATTCGCCAGATAATCCACAATGCCTAACTTCTCACGACCTGGACCTTCTTTAGGTGCTACAGTATCCAACAAACCTGCTGAAACTGTAACTCGACCTTCGATTGGCAAAATTCCACCAATCGCACTCAGGATAACAACTACAAACTTGTTACTGCGGAATGTGTTTCTTACATAGGCAAACGCTGGGGCAAAAAGTTGGTGCTCTTTTGCTAGTCCAGCGGTAATCATAATGAAGAATATCATCCACAAGTAAGATATGTCCTTAAAAAGAAACATAATTACCTCCATGATTTACTGCTTTATTACAAAAAACCACTCCTTTTTTAGGGGAGTGGCATCCATAGGATTCATAGAATCCTATCGCATTACTATATATCAATCTTCTTCAGCGAGTTTGCTGAAGTAAGCCATGTCATCATCCTCAGATGTATCATCTTTGAATGGTGAATCTTCTGCTGCAGGTTTAGTTGCATTAAAAGTTTTGGCTTTAACTTGCTCTACGGTTGTTTTTGGTGCTTCACCATTTAAACCAAGAACCTTATCAAGGCGTTTCTTCAACTCATCATATGATTTGAATTCTTTATCGGAAATCAATTCGTTGAGAGAGAAAGAATCTTTCCAAATTTGTTCCAATTCAGAATCATCGTCAGATAATGCTGATGGAGAATCAAATTCAGATTTGTCATAGTTTTGGTAACCTTCAACTTTACGAATCTTCAACTTAAAGTTAGCACCTTTCCACATATCAAATGGATTGATTGGTGTTTCATCTTCAAATTGTGGGTTCATAGCTTCAGAGATTTTATCAAAAATCTTTTTACCGAACTTAAACAATTTAATCTTACCTTCGTTTTCTGGATGTTTAGGATCCGAAACGATATAAACGTTAGCGATGTAATTCAATTTACGCTTTTGTTTACGAACTACATCTTTGTTTGCTTCAATGCCAGAATTCCATAATGTAGAATTGTGTTCACATACTGGACATTGTTGATTCTTTGTGGTTAAACAGTTATCTATAAGCCATCCGCCCGGACCTTGAAATCCATGGGAGAATACTTTTACCCAAGGCAGACCATCATCACCATCTTTTTCTGATGCTGGGAGAAAACGGATAGTGGCCATGCCATTACCTGCTTTATCAACTTCAGGACGCCAGAAGTTATCAGATTTCTCTGAACCACCTTCTGAAGATGTATTGAGGGCTTCAATTGCTTTGGAGAGTTTGTCTAGGTTGCCGGATTGGCGTTTGAGGTTTGCGAATGAACTCATGGTATTACCTTTCTTGTATAAACGGAGTATTAACGGAATATTTCAAATTACTTCTCATAATCAACTACTATATCATAATATTTATCCATTGTCAAATGTACATCTTCAAAATATTAATGGTTGTATGTGCATCGGTATGAAGTATACCAACACCACCTTCCCTACGCCATTGGTCAACATTAACGGATGTATCATCAATCAATAATGAATTGGCATTAGAGTAATCTTTTTTGTGCCTTTTACCTGGTACCAGAAGAGGATGAAATTCAATGTTATGTTTTTTTAACCATTCCATCTTTTGTGCTCTAATTTCAGCATCTCGCCTTTCGGAAGATGTTGAAGATAGAATTTCTGTTGGTACATTTAAACTTCTTAAATAATTAATTAATACCATAGCATCGGGCATTAAATCTAGTGTGGCAAATTCTCTAGTAGCAATAAATTGTGCAAAGAAACCATCAAATACTTTATAAGTATCAGCTTCACTTGGATAAATCTTATACAATTCTTTGTATCGCTTATTAAAGTCAGCAATCACACCATCC